ACCCTTGCCAGCGTAGGTGAACAGAATAGCCATGAGAAGCCCTAGGACGGCTCCTGTGGCACCAAACTGGGCAGACTCGAGTGGTTGCAACCCTTGGAGGCTTCCAGCCCCTAGAAAGGCGATTCCTGCCCCGAGCGCGAATGCTGCGACACGGGTGACTCTTTTGAGTGGGCTACTTTTTAGCAGGTTTTTTAGCAGCTGGTTTTTTGGCTGGCTTGGCAACTGGTTCCTCCTCGTCGTCGACGGTGATTGTCTGAGGCGTGAGTGTGGCCTCAATTAGTGCTAGTGGGTCTTCGACTGGGCTGGTTGCCAGGTTAGTTTTGTCGCCCGCCATTAGGTGTAAGTGCGCGCCCGATGTGGCTGTGCCTGTGTTGCCTGACTTGCATAGAACCTGGCCGCCTTTTACTGGGTCGCCAACTTTCCAAGATTGCTCCTGGTCTTCGAGTAGGTGGTAGTAGCCAAAGATTTTGACCTCGAGCTTGCCTTTGACAATGACCGGTGCGCTGATCTCGATAAAGTGGCCTAGCACTTTGGTGAAGCCAATAGCCTTGACGCGACCTGATCCGATTGCCAGGAGCGGTGTGCCTGATTGCACTGCGTAGTCGAGCCCGCGGTGTGGGCCAAGTCCTAGTTTCTTGCGAGTCTCGCTGTGTGTGCCGAACTTGTCGCTGATACGCGAGGGCTTGGCTGGGTGGAATGTTTGAACGGTTACTTGCTTAGGCATTGGTCATTACTCCTTGTGCGATTGCGACGATTGAGCCACCGATTGCTCCGGCGAAGCCCATGAATAGATATATCTTTTTTTGTAATTCACGGACGTCGCGTTCGAGTTGCTTGTATCCGTTCATCTCGGCCTTGAGTGTTGCCAGGTCTTTGATGATTGTGATTAGCAGCTCTCTGTCAGTTGTTTCAGCCATTTTGGATTTCTACCCATTCCAGGAGTTCTTCATTCCACTCGTAGATTTTGCCGTCACTTGGATACGGAGTCGGTGGCATCCATGTCCATAGACTTACTGACCATTTCCATGATGCGAATATTTGTGGCGGTTTGAAGTTGCCAGTGCTTGGCACATAGGTATCCCCGATGCCAGCAAACTTTTTACCAAAGTTAGCGTTGTAGCTTGTCTTGACCCAGGTGCCACCTAGGTTATCGATTAGCCATTTGTAACCCTCGTCGCCGTTTGGATCGTTGTTATCTCCAACGGTTACGCGGATGACTATGTTGTTTTCGTCTATCTCTGCCCAATGCGCCATGACTAGACCTGTGCTTTCGTGTAGCGGACAATTGCGAAACCTGAGCCGCCGTTTGCTCCTACCATGCCGGTTCCCCAAGCGGTGCCTGCACCGCCACCGCCACCACCGCCAGAGTTTACTGCGCCGGCAACTGAGGCGATTAGTGGTGATCCACTAGCACCACCACCACCGCCGTTTGTGGCCGTTCCGCGAGTAAAGTAACCTGCACCACCACCACCGCCAGCGACTGCGCCGCCAACTCCTAGCCCTGCGATTGATAGCAAACTGCTAAAACTGTTGCCGTTGTAGGTTGAGGCACCTGGGCCACCGTTACCTGCAACGTTGGCGGCACCATTTAGACCTACACCGCCGAAACCTCCACCACCACCGGCACCGTTAGCTGCGTTACCGTTACCTCCAGCGAAACCCTCGACCGGGCTGTAACCTCCTAGGTTACCTGCGGCACCGGCACCACCACCGGCGCTACCACCACCACCACCTGAGCCACCCGCAGCGGGCGGGAATGAACCGGTTAAAAAGTTTCCTCCACCACCGGCGGTAACTGCGCGGGTTCCGACGCTTGTGTTATTACCTGATCGTGTTAGCTGGTCTGAGTAAACGCCACCTGCGCCAATGACTACTGTTTGGTTGCCAGATAGGGATTGCGATGTTAGATAACGGACTCCACCGGCACCACCACCACCACTGGCTCCTCCAGTTACTAATGAACCCGAACCTGCACCACCTCCAGCGACGATTAGGACATCCGCATTTAGTGGTGAGCCTGATAGGCCTAGGGTTCCGTTGCCTGTGAAGACTCGGTAAAAGTATGTGGCGTCTGAGTAAAGAGTTCCGCCAGTTACTACTGCTTTACCTAGCCCAGCGGTCAAGCCGTAGCTCCTAGTCGATATCGAGGCAAGGGTAGTAAAGAGTGGCATTATGCGAATCTTGTCTGTGATCCATAAACGACGAATGTCGCGCTGGCGGTCTTTGTAATTGCGAAACTGTAAACGTCAATGCTCGAGGGGTTGCCAGATGCTGGCGCGGTGCCACCTTGCCACCTGACTGTTTGGGCGTTGCCGTCAATTGTTAGTGCGGTTAGGTAGTAAGCGGTCGCGCCGTTTGTATTGCTAAACACTGCGGTTGTCGTTTCGCCAACGTTCATAAGCGAGTTCAGGGTGGTTGACGCATTACCACGAACGTTGAGCGTGAAGTTACCGGCTGCGTTTGATGTGTGATACATGTGCGAGCCAGAAAGAGTGTTTAGGTTCTCAGTGCCTGAAGTTGCATCTGCCTGGATGTTTGTGGTCTCTCTAGGTGCTGTTATGAGCACGTTTGTTAGAACTGTGTCCTGGCCCACAGCGACCCAAGCGGTGCCGTTGTAAACCTCAAGCGCGTTAGTGTCCTCGAGGTAAGTGACCATGCCCTCGGTTGGAGTGAATGCGGCTGTTCTTGCAGCTGCGTTTGCAAACACCATTACCGATTGGTTCATCAGGTAGGTGTTTAGTTCCGACGCGTTTAGCGCGAAACCGTTAGCGAATACTTTGAATGCCATTTAGAATTCCTTCCAGAGTTCCAGTGTAGTGAACCAGTTGTTTACGTCTACGGATTGACGTGCCTTGACTACCGTGTAGTAGTCAACTATGTGGATGTTATCTGTTTGATAATTCACTCCAATGTAAGTGCCTGGAGTAAAGAGCGCGGCATCGGTTAGGGTGCCTTGACGATCGAGTGCCGGTGTTGCCACCATTTCGACCTGTTTGGTGGGTGTGCCTGAAAACACCTGGTTAGCCCAGCGGGTTAGTTCGGTTATGTCCGTTGTGTTGATTGCGACGTCTTCTGATAACTCGCCGTAAAGCTCGATTGAGTCCTGGTCTCTGACGACGACAGAAGTTGCAGAGTTTGAGGTCAGTGACACTTTTAGGTCATTGATTGATGAGTCGGTGTTTGAATTGACTTTGATGTCCGACATGCATAGGTGATTCTCTTCGCCGTGGTTGTTACCGATGACGTAGGTGGTCATGCCGGCCGTGACAACTTGTGGGCGGTCTCTAATCTCGAGCTCATTGGTCTCTGGGTTGATCCAGAAGATTCCAAGGCCAACCTCGAGAGCATCGTTCAAGAAGTTATTCGCGATTGTATTGGTCGCGACTTCTGTAGGTATCAGTCCAGGCAATGAGACGCTCGCGGCCGAAACGACGTTCTCGGTTGCTGTGGCTAGTTCATCGAGCTGGTCGGTGGGAGAGATTGCTGCCCCGTAACCTGTGGTATCCCAGTTGGCAATTCGGTAATTGACTAGGCGCTTGTGGCCGTCGAATGCGCTCATCTGGATTAGATTCGGGCCGTCAGGTCTGTAAGTTACGCCGATTGTTTCGATGAAGCCTGAAAAGAGTGTGTGGTTTACTACGCCGTCATCCAGGCGCACTCGAATCTTCGTTCCTGATCTGACTGCAGAGTTATTGCTCGGGTCGAAAGTCCAGGATTGAACGGTGATTCCAAGGGTCGACGGTTCTGGCTGGAATGTGATGTTGGACTGAATCTGGCCGCCAAGGCTTATGTCCATGTTTGCCACCGAGCATTCGATTGGTTGCCAGATGAACTGGTAAACGCTTGAGCCGTCGCTGAGAACGTCACCACTTCCTAGCTCGGAGTATCCAATTATGAACTGGCCGTCGCCATTCAGTAGGTCTGTTGAGCCCAGTAGTGAGACTCCAAGAATGAAGACATCGCCTGCTGCGTTGGGCACATAGATTTCGACCTTTACATCGGTCGCAATGTCGAAGTCGGCTATGGCTGTCATTAGTTCAGTCTTGCGCCGGTGGCTTTGTAGTAGTCGTCTAGTTTCTTGATGATGTCTGGCGCTGTTGCGTTGGGGTTATTGACGTTGATTGTCACGTTTCCTCGAGCACCAGGTGCAGGCATTCCCGGCTTTGGCACGGTGCCAACTCTAGGCACACCGAACGCTTCTCTAAAGCCGTCGAATGCTGCGTCGCCACGTTTACCACCTGAGTAAATATCGATGCGTT